GCGCTGCGTTCTTTCTTGTCAACAAAGCATTCTTGGCAGTAATGCTGACCGCTATTCTCGTGCTTCAGCCAGATGCGAACTCCTGCTTGATGCTCTTGATTAAGGTCTTCAAAGTAAAAAAAGATGCCTTGCCCTGATAAAACTCTATGTACAACAGGCAACAAGTCTTCTAGCTTGTGGTACTTATGACCATTGGCAAAGCTGTTGACTCCTGACTTCTTTGGTGCGGTGAAATTAGATTGGGCCGCTGAAAACGCTGCCCAGAAGTGTGCTTTTGGCATGAGTAGACTCCCATCTTCTCGTTAAAGGAGCCGACACTTTAAACGATGTTGAAATGATGTGCAAGCTGGTTTTAAGAAAGTTTGAAAAGTAAGAATGCCAGCGCACCGCCGAGTCGGCTTGTGATGGGAAATACAAGATGTAGTAGTGGAACTACATTACACTGGCATATATTGTGTATTGTACATTGCTATCGTTTAGTAGTATATTGGCAATCCGGTGTGATAAATCCTGACCGCAAAAACTCAGAGATATGGCCTATGGGTAGCCTTTAAACTCCCAGACAGCGCAGTGTTCCGAGAGTGATGGGATCGCGCCCAACCAGCAGAGGACGGGCGGCAAACCAGTTTAGCGGACACAGAGGAGGCTTGACGCAGCCATCAAGGATAGATGAAGCGTTCTGGCAATAGATACACTGCGGATCATGCTCCAGTAAGATACTAAGGTGTCCCAAACCATCTAAATGAACTATTTCTTCAAATAAGTGTGAAATAAGTGGACACAAGGTGTTATTAGTGTACAATGCTTTACATGGAGTGGCACAACGCTGCTCATCTGACGGAGAAACATCATGAAACAAGTAAATAATTTTGAATTTTATCAGACCGACCTTTTAGGTAAAGATTGCTTGGTAGTTCGTGACTTAGATTGCCAGATGGAGAGAGTGTATAAATTAGGTCAGCGCAGATATTTAAACTTAGATTCTCTTGCAGATGAAAACGAAGACGCGAAGGTTTTAATAACCAGTTTTAAGCAAGTTAAAGAAGCATGGTTAAGCGGTGCAATTTGGTTTTAATAACAACGCGCCTCTTCGGAGGCGCATCACTCTTGACGGAGAAAAATTATGGAATGTTTAAGTACAGTAATTAATGAAAATCTGGAAGAGATGGTAAATGCAGAGGATCGTTGTGTTGAGCTTACATCTGCTCACAAGGATCTCTTAACGGTAGCTTACATAGAAGACAATGGCTCGCTCGATGAGCTGATAGCAGAAGATATGACCTGCGCTGAATATGAGCAGTTTCAGGCAGATATGGCAAAAGCCTTTGCTGGCCTGATGGGACACGACAGCTTCTTCCTGAAGTACGATAAGTCATATCAAAAAGCAAAAGATCTTATCCTAGACGGCATTGAGGAAAGAATCTGGAATCGGTATTGCGACATCTTTAACCCGCCTGCGCTTGACTACTACGAAGAATATGGAGTTTCAAGGAGTTCTTTCTAATGACAAATAGAAAAGCTGGATTTCTAATGTTTTTGATTTTTGCAGCGTTTCTTATTGTGAGCAAAGCTGACAAGCAGGATCTAGTTGCTGCGGAATTCCGCTACTGCACAGAAGTTGTGATTTGGGACACTCATAAGATGACGGACGGATCGAGCGATTTCGGTCATCCCGACTACAAAGGCATCTACGATGATGTCTGTAAGGAGTTGGAGCCAAATGATCAGCATGGAGCTGTTAATTTATGAAAGATTATCGAATAGAAATAAAAATAAAAAATAACCTGCTCTGGCAAGCGATGCAGTCTAAAGGTATTAAATCGGCAGCAGAATTATCTAGGCTGTCAGATATACCGCAAGTGGATATTGGCAGCTACTTAAATTTAAAAGTTGGTGTATTCGGTAAAGATGGTAATTATAGTCTAAAGTTTCAAATGCTATGTGATTTTTTTAACCTTATGCCAACAGAATTGTATCCAGAAGAGCAGATGAATGATCCAATTTTGAATAACCATCGGGTAATTGAGGCAGATTCTAAGCATGCGATTACCTGATGCAGCGAGCAGAGGCTGTTCACAAAGTTATAGAAGGCTTAACTTCACGAGAGGCTTTGGTGGTTAAACTTAGAGCTGGAATAGATGGTGATGCTCATACTCTTGATGAGATAGGCGCTGTAATAGGCAGAAGCAAAGAAAGAGTGCGCCAAATACACGCAAGAGCGCTACGCAAAATGAGAAAACCTGAAACGCTTGAGTGCGCAGGTTTGGATTTTTACACAGGAGACCTTGTGGAATGATTCAGCTTAGACCTCATCAGGTAATCGCAGTTGACGCGCTTAGAGACAGCCTCAGAGCTGGCAACAAGCGCGTTATTCTTAGTGCGCCTTGTAGCATGGGAAAGACGCATATAGCTGCTTACATAGCTGTAAATGCGGCAGCTAAAGGCAAGAAGGTAGCCTTCTTCTGCGATAGATTGAAGTTGTTGAGCCAGACTACAGCTACTTTTGACGCTCTGGGCGCAAGCTACTCTGTCCTGCAAGCTGGCGATCCACGCTACAACCCAGACGAGAACATACAGATAGTCAGCACGGCTACGGCTATCAGGCGCAACCACTTCGTCTATGACATTGCTATAATTGACGAAGCTCACCAGATGTATAAAGGTCTGTTAGATCAAATGAGAAGACTAAACAACCTTGTGTACATAGGATTAACAGCGACACCTTACAGCCGAGGCATGGGAGCAGAAGGCTTATGGCAAGATCTCATAGTGACTACTACGCCACAGGATCTGATAGACGAAGGCTGGCTGTGTCCTACTGATTACTATCACGGCAGGACGGCAGATACCTCTGACCTTAAGCTGAAGAAGTCTCACACAGGCAACTCAGACTATGACGCTGAGGCTCTAGGAGACCGCATGGCAGAGGATGACACGCTGGCAGGTGACATAGTGGCTAACTACGTCAAGCACTCTGAGAACCTCACCAAGCGAGCTGTGTGCTTTGCGCCTTCGATAGCTTACAGCAAGAGTCTCGTTGAACGGTTTAACGCAGAGCTAGGCCAAGAGATAGCTGTACACATAGACGGCTATGATGACGAGGCCACTAGACAGCTAAAGTATCAAGACTTTGAAGATGGCGTGTACAAGGTGATGATTAACAGCCGACTCTTGAATACTGGTTGGGATGACAGCGGTGTTGAAATTTGCATTGACTGCTACAAGACTCGCAGCCTTACGACTTGGATTCAGCGCATTGGCCGCATATGGCGCATCCATCCAAATAAGGAGCGAGCCATAGTCCTTGATCACGCAGGCAATCTCTCTCACTTTGGCGCTTATCCTGAGTCTTTTGTGCCTTCTGAGTTGCATTCAGGCGAAAGAAACTTTGATGAGCGTAAGCAGGTTAAGAAAGAAGAGAAGGAGCCAGTGGTTCACAACTGCAAGCAGTGTTCAGGAGCCTTTACTGGCCTGAGATGCAAGTGTGGCTGGGAGTTACCCATAGGCACTCCAACTCTCAAGGATGATGGCACACAGCTCGTCAAGGCTGAGAACTTGTCGCCTGCCGAGACAAGGCGCAAGACGCTGACCAAGGAGCAGAAGCAGGAGTGGTACTCGTCTCTGCTGCATTACGGTTACGAGCATAACTACAAGAAAGGCTGGGCATACCACAAGTACATTGAATGTTTCTCCTGCGCTCCTAACGGTCTCAAGCAGATAGGCCGACAGCCAATCCCAGAAGCACTGAGCTGGATCAAGAGCCGTCAGATAGCATGGAGTAAGCGAGCATGAAAAACATTTTAGATGCTTGTTGTGGAGGACGTATGATGTGGTTTGACAAACATGATGACAGATGCCTGTTTGCTGACCAAAGGCGCGAAACTATGGAGATAGACCATCTGCCATCGCAAGCAGGACGAAGTGCAAAGGTGGTAGACCCAGACCAAATACACGACTTCCGAGATATGCCTTACCAAGATGAATCATTTCATCATGTAGTGTTTGACCCTCCTCACGTTAGGAATATATCTATGAGATCTGTTACAGGGTTCAGCTATGGCTCGTTAAGTAAAGAATCTTGGCGGGATGATCTGGGGAAAGGTTTTGCCGAATGTTTTAGAGTTTTAAAGCCTAACGGAACATTAATCTTCAAATGGAACGAGGTGGATATACCGTTAATGGATGTTTTGTCACTTACTGACCGCAAGCCTCTTTACGGACATCGGTCTGGCAAGAAAGCAAATACACATTGGGTAGCGTTTGTGAAGGAGAGCGAAAAGTGAATAATCAGTGGTATCAGCCAGTATTAGATAGGCTGGACAAGGTAAGACAGCTAGGAACTCACAAGTGGACTGCCTGCTGTCCTGTACATGATGACAGCAATCCAAGCATGAGTGTCAATTTGCATGACACGCCAGAAGGTCAAAAGCTCGGTATGTATTGTTTTTCTTGCGGTGCAAAAGGTGATAATGTGATAGAATCGATAGGACTCAAAATAGGAGACCTGTTTGAGCGTGATAAAGACTTTGAGCCAGATCATCACTATCTACTTAGAAAAACTGTAGAGAATGATGATTTCTACATTTTGATATATGAGACAGATAAGTCTAAAGGCAAGAAGATCAGGTATAAAGATCACAAGGAATATGTAGCAGCAATGGCTCGCAGAGAGCTAAGGACTGCGGCAGGTATTCCTCAAACTATCATTGAAGTTGAGAAGGAAGAGTTCTTCTAATGGCAAGACCTGCGCGAGTGTTTACAGATGATGAGGTAGAGATGGTTGAGAAACTAGCACCGTCACTAACCCAGCAACAACTTGCTGATTATTTCTGCATATCTATCAACACCTTAAAAGAAATTATGCAGCGTGACTCACGAGTTTCTGACAGCTACAGCCGAGGTCTGACCAGAGCTGGCATCATGATGGTCGAGAAGCTCTATGACAAGGCGATGGAAGGCGATCATCCAAGCATGAAGCTATGGCTATCCCAGCGGATGGGTTGGACAGAGAAGAGCCGCACAGAGCATACAGGTGCTGATGGCAAGCCTATTATGATGGACATGGACACACACTGGACGATAGAGGTGATGAACGATGCCACTGAAGAAAGGTAAGAGCAAAAAGACCATTTCTAAGAACATCAAGACAGAGATGGCGGCAGGCAAGCCGCAGAATCAGGCTATCGCTATAGCAATGGCTAAGGCTAAGAAGAAGAAGAATACTGTGAAGTACGAATATAAGCAGGAGACTCTATGCAATATGATGATCTAGCGAAACTCGTACTCAGAAGACGAGGCAGCATGGGCATCAGGGCAGCAGCAAATGAAATCGGAATTAGCCCTACAACGCTTTCTAGAATTGAGCGCGGACATATCCCAGACAGGAAGACTCTGGACACCATATGTGAATGGCTTGGAGAAAAGCCTGCAAAATTCACGGGTATAGGCGAGTTGCAAATTGCCTTTAAAGCGAAAACAGCAATCTCTCCGCAAACGTCTCAGTCGCTAGCGAATCTTATAGAGCTGGCGCGAGATCAATTTAGTAACATTGAACCAGAAGGACACCGTTAGTAGTGAAACGCGGATTTAAGTCCCAGTGTGAAAAACGAGCAATTGAGCTCCGCAAGCAATTGGGACTTGAATCCACATCTATGGCTCGTGGCGGTA